GTAGCAATAGCTACATAACACACATCACATCACACAGAAAGACACCTAACATGGCACTAACACCCTTTGAAATCCGTTTAGAAGTTCTTAAGATGGCAAAAGAACTTCTTGTAGAAGAGTATCACTCTCAACGCTCTGCTCTTGAGCAAGAATTTTTCAGTAAAAATGATATTGAAAAAAATGCTATGTTGCAAGACAAAGCATATGTAATGCCATCATATCCCAAAATGCCTGAGTTTCCAACTGAAAAAGATATCATGAGGAAGGCTAAGCACCTTAATGAATTTATTTCTAAGGGTTAAATTATAGGCGGTCACTGTGTTTATCTTTAAAGGAGATAAACATGTCACAACCTACTTCTTTTCTACTTTTTGCCTTCACAGGTATCTTAGTAAGACCTAAGAAATAAAACATAGGTGGGCAACCAGCCTTAAATGGTTGCAATTAATTCTCCTTATGTTATAATGAATTATGTTTGAAACGGAGAACAACATGCAATCCATTCCTAAGAATCTTATCGAGACCCTCTATGAAGATGCGCGTGTCAATGGCTGTTATGAAGAACAGTGTGATCGGTTTGTCCTAGGATACCTAAAAGGATACCTTGAGACTCTTGCCATAGTATGTCCAGAAACTAAAGAATACATGAAGAAAACATCAGAACTGCTAGAGGCACAACATGCCGAACGTAGATGATCTAATCTATGATGGCCTGCCAAAAGGCACAGATTTCACAGAAGAAGAAAAACAAGAGCGCATTAAGAATGCAGAGTCTCTTTATAATCTGATGAAACCTATTGCTGAGCAGTTAGGCTATGTTCTTCTACTGCACGGATCAAAGGTACGTGACATTGATCTTCTAGCAATTGCATGGTATTCACATACAGAACCTCCAGAAAGATTGATAAAAAAGATATGTAAAACGTTTAATATGGCGGTTGCAAAATATGAACTCAGGCCTCATAATAGACACTCATATGGATTGTTTAAAAAGGGCTGGAGAGATCAACTAATCGATCTATCAATTACATACAGGATTTGAGAATGTTTATTAATATCGGCAAGGGTTACTGGTTTAACGATAAGCAAATTAGTATTATACAAGAAAAGTATAATGCAAAGTACATGGGATTCTGGTGCACCAAGCGTAATGGTGGTGGGTCGTGGAATGAGGTTCCAGTAGATGTTTTCTACGTAGAAAATCCAGATACCTCTAAGGGTCATACAAACTTCTTTGGTATGTTCCGCAAGGGTGAGAATGTTCTTATTACAGATGCATCTTCTTCCTTTTCTGAACCCATGACAGGTGTGCTTTGCCCTGATGGTGAAGTTGCTGTATCTCGTTACCGTCATGATTGCCGTTCTGCTGGCTCTGGTGCAATTGATGGTGGTCGTGATTATATGAAGCTCATCGGCGAAGCATGTCACTACCCAAAGGTTTGTGTTACTGTTGAAGGCGGTGAGTTTACCTTCAAGGAGCTAACGAATGCTTGAACCTAAGATCAGAACACCTACAGAGTTTGCTGCTGCTATTGAAGAGCTAGTATGGCAACATGATATTGAATATCTAGATGCTGTAATTCTTTATTGTGAACAAAATAATATTGAAGTTGAAACTGCAGCATCTCTTATCAAGATGAATGCTAACATCAAAGGTAAACTTCAATCCGAAGCAGAAACGCTTAACTTTCTTCCTAAAATCTCGAGGTTGCCTATCTAATGACACCATTTGAAGCATATGTAATGTATTGCGCTTTGAAGCAACACTTTACTAGTGCATCTTATGACTTTAATAAGTATCACGGTAAGGTAAAATTGTCTGCTGAGAGCTTTGAAAAGCGTGGTGATAGGTTCTTTTATGCTAAATTAGCCAAAAGAAAAGATCTAAAAGAGTATTTAATTGCTATTTTTGTTACATCAGGTCCTAAAATATGGGTCGGTGATCTAGTTAATAGTGTTGATGCAGAAGCAATTTATACGAATTGGAAGAAAAGAACTCAATCATTGAGTTATTATTTTGAAGAAGACCTAAAAAATTGCTTGACAAACTTAGATGAAAACCTTATTATTAGGGATAATCAACATCCTCATCTATTAAAGTTGTTTCTTAGAAAGAAAATATCACTAGAGACTCTAATTATTCTGAATGAATTGCTTGGATTTTTCAAGCATTGGAATAAAAAACTCCCTGATGATGTTATTTGGAAGGATGTCTATATAATTTGTGAGAAATATCGACCATTTATGATGTATGATATCAATAAGATGAAAAAAATAGCTCTGAATATATTTGAACCAGCATAAGGATTATCATGTCAGAATACTTTACATTTAATACAACACCTACATCATCTGTTCCTGAGCCACAAGCACCTATCTTTCCAGATTTCAATCATGAATCTGATATGTCTAAGAGGATGTTCATGGCGAAGCAGGTGAACGATAACAATTACTGGAAAGTGATGTGTGAAGTCATCAATCATGACTTTAATACTCTACCTAAGCATCGTTTCAAGGCATGGGCATCTGTAATGATGGTCCCATTCATGACCAGAGCGAAGTTGACTGAAAATATCAGAGTCGTTCTTAATGCTATGAATGAAGATCCATTTTATGCAGAAGTTGTTAAAGAGAACTTTGTTGGTCTAACTGCAAATGATTTTAATAATATCTATGCAGCATTTGAAGATTTTCCAACAACAATGAACCGTATTCAGCATCTAGCACATCTTATTATCTGTGGATATACTCCAGAGGTTCTATCTAAGATGGATACGATTGTTGAACTAGGTGGTGGTATCGGTGAGATGACTGATATCATCTATAAGTTAGGCTTCAAGGGTAAGTATATTCTATATGACTTTCCTGAGGTCGGACAACTTCAGGCGTGGTATCACAAGCAACTAGGATACGATAATGTGGTACATACGTCTGATCTAAATGATCTGGTCAATGCTGATCTATGCATTGCAACCTGGTCATTGACTGAGATGCCACTTGATCTTCGTGATGAAGTCATGGCAAAGATTGGTGACACAAAGAACTGGTTAGTTGCTTATTCTAATCAGATCTTTGGATTTGATAATGCTAAATACATTGCTGAAGATTTCATTCCTCGCTTCACAAATCATGATGTGGAAACAATTCCTCTTCCATACATGCCTTGGGATGGTGGGACAAATTATCTTACAGTAAAGACACGATAATCCAAACATACAATCATACAAACATACGGAGAACTAATATGGATTTTGCTTCACTCAAGAAGTCACGTGCTAATGAACTTAGCAAGCTCTCAGAGCAACTCAAGAAGATCAACACTAACGAGAATCAATCAAAGGATGATGATCGTTTTTGGTATCCAGAAACTGATAAGACAGGTAATGGATATGCGGTCATTCGTTTTCTACCCGCACCTGCTGGTGAAGATGTCCCATTCATTCGTGTATGGGAACATGGGTTCAAGGGTCAGACAACAGGCCTATGGTACATTGAAAAGTCACTAACGACCATCAACAAGCCCGATCCTGTGTCAGAGTACAACACGACTCTATGGAACAGCACCTCAGATGACAACTCACCTGCACGTAAGCAGGCACGAGATCAAAAGCGCAAGCTAACTTACATCTCAAATGTGTATGTGGTCAGCGATCCTGCTAATCCACGTAACGAAGGCAAGGTGTTCTTGTTCAAGTATGGCAAGAAGATCTTCGACAAGCTTAACGAAGCAATGAATCCACAGTTCGCCGATGAGAAGGCACTCAACCCATTTGATCTATGGGATGGTGCTAACTTCAAGATCAAGATTCGTCAGGTCGATGGCTATCGTAACTATGATAAGTCAGAGTTTGATTCTCGTAAGCCTCTGCATGAGGATGACGACACTCTAGAGCAAATCTGGAAGTCAGAAAATTCTCTACAGGACTTCCTTGATCCTAAGAACTTCAAGGACTATGATACGCTGAAGAAGAAGCTAAACGCTGTTCTAGGCCTAGCAGTCAAGTCACACGAGGACAGCGCTGACGAGATGTCTACAGCACCTGCAAGAGCACAGCGTGAAGCTGCTGCCCCTGTAGCGCCTTCTAAGCCAGCAAAGATCGAGGAAGCAGCGCCTTGGGCTGATGATGATGACGATGATCTGAGTTATTTCAAAAAGCTCGCTAGCGAGTAACTACTGGGAGGGGGGTAATTCCCCCTCCTTTTTTTTGTCTGGTGGGTAATGAGGTCTATTAGAGAACTTCTCAATACCTGTGAAACCCAATCCTGCAATGACTATATCACGAAATGATTCTAATACAAAAGAATCTATATGATAATTTGCAAATATAGATACACAGCTCAATATCATTAAAAAGAATAATGCTAAGAATATAACTACACGTTTTGATGACGGAGACCCATCAACATCCTGCAGCGTCTTACCTAACCAATGCAATGCGGGAATGAATGCTACTAACATAGGTATCCTTATAAGTTTGCTACACCGAAGGCAGGTTCATTGACGTTGAAGTACACTGCAAGAGAATCTTCCATCATGACAGGATGTGATGGTGAAGGTATATTGAACTGTGGAGACTTTTGCATAGGCCTTGGAGGCCCCTTTGCTGCTGCAATTGCTCTAGCAGAAGGTGTACCAGGACCTTGTGAACTAGGAGGTGCTAGTGATGGAGATGAAGCGGATGTTGCACAATGACAACCTTCACCTCCTCTAGCACCTGATGATTCTGATTTAGATGATGGACTTGATCTAGGAGATGATGAAGAGCTAGATGTAGGTAGTTGACTTTGTGCTTGAACAGAGGTTCCATCAGCCTTTGTAATTTTACCTGGCTTATATCCTTCCCATGTAGCCTGTTTTGCTACCATTGCTTTTAATTGGGCATCGCTTAAGGATGATACAAGTGTATCTGGCGTAGCACCTGCAGCCTTCGCCAATGATGTAGCGTAAGGAGAATTTGGGGGCTGATTTCCTCCTGTCCACATATGCACACCTTGTCCAATAGAAACATTGTTATACTTTGGACGGCGCCATTGTGCCATCTGCATGTTTAGACCTTGTTCTAAAGTAGGAAATATTGCTACAGGTTCGCCGTCTTTTGCTAAGACAGATCCTATTGCACCATATTTTTTTGCAAGAGGGCCATAAACATTATTTCCTGGGTTATTTGTTCTCCAGGAAATAGTTCCACCTGTTCTTTTTTCTCCATTTATAACTACTTCTTGACTGTTTTGAGAACCTGCACCACTTGCATATCTAGATGATGCTGTTGCTTCTACTCCAGGCTTTGCATGTTCTGCTGCTGGGCTAGATGAACTACCTCCTCCAGATCTTTGACTAGATCCTGATGATGTATTAGTTGCTGCAGGTGCAGGTTTTGAAGTCGGTGTTGTTCCTGATTCTTGTCCAGATTGTCCAGCAGGTTCTTTTTTTCCTGTTAAGAAATTAACAGCACCTGTAAAGAAGTTACCAACACTTTTGACTGCCTTGTCTGATCCTTTTTTAACTGCGTCTTCTATATCTTTTTCTAGTTTATCAATAGGATTCTTGTGATCAAAGATCCACATATCAAATAATTCACCTA